CATTATGCAAAAAAATTTAATTCAAATCAATTAAAATAAATTTAAAATTTATATAAAAATATTAATAATTTTTATATAAGTTAATAATAAACAACATATATAACAGTTAATTATAAACATATTTATAAAAAATTGATTTAATTATATTTAAAGACCTCAATTTAAATAATTATAAAAATGGGAGTTCCAGGATTTTTTTCATGGTTAAAAAAAAAATATAAAAATAAAAAATTTGTATTTATAAAAGAATTTATCAAAAATACAAATATAATACAAGAAAATTCTTTTTTGCAAAAAGAAATATCAGAAATAGATTGTTTATTAATTGATACAAATTGTTTGATACATCCAGTTAGTTTTAAAATACAAAATGAAAATCTAAATTTAAATGATTATTCAAAATTAAAAAATAAAATATTTAATGCGATAAAAGAATATATCTTAAAAATAATTGATCATGTTGATCCTAAAAAATATATTTATATTGCAATAGATGGTGTTGCACCATTAGCAAAAGTCAAACAACAGAGACAGCGACGATTTAAATCTACTGCAGATAAAAAATTATGGGACAATATTAAAAAGAAACATTCTAGACCAATACATACACCATTATGGAATAACAGTTCTGTAACACCAGGTACTGAGTTTATGGAAGAATTACACCAATATTTACTAAATTGGTTAAAAAATTTAAATAAAACTAATATTATTTATTCATCATATTTAAGTCCAGGTGAAGGTGAACATAAATTATTACAATTTATAAGATCAAATCAATTAAATAATAATAATTATTCATATGTAATTTATGGTTTAGATGCAGATCTAATATTTCTAGCTTTATCAACAAATTGTAATAAAATATATTTATTGCGAGAAAGTAATGAAATAGATAATGGCTCGGATGATATATTAACTTATGTCAGTATTAATATAATGAAAGAATTAATTATTAATACAATAACTAATTATTATAATAATAAATATTTATCTACAATTATTTTTGACAATGAAAATATTATTAATGATTTTATATTTATGTGTTATTTTTTAGGTAATGATTTTCTTCCACATATACCATCATTAAATATTCATCAAAATGGAATAGAATATTTAATAATTAATTATATAGATACTATTAATGAAATATTAAATGAATATAAAACAATTCAATATTTATTAATAAATGAAAATTATCCAAAATTAAATAAAAAATCTTTAGATGTTTTAGAGCTTAGTACTGAAATTTCATGTAATATTAATTATTTATTTTTAGAAAAATTTCTTTTTAAATTAAGTAATCAAGAAGAAAATAATTTGAAGAGTAATTTAAATAAAAAATTTCAAATTTATCATAATAAAGTTAATTTTAATGATCCCTATGAAAAAGAAATTTTTAGAATTGAAAATTTACAATTTAAAATTAAGGATCCAATACAATTAGGTTTAGATAATCATACTGAATGGAGAATCAGATATTATAAACATTATTGGAATATTGAAGATGACAAAATAGAAGAATTTAGTGAAAATTTAGTTAAAAACTATTTAATTGGTTTAAAATGGATATCATTGTATTATTTTGATAAGTGTCCTTCTTGGGATTGGTATTATCCATTCGATTATCCACCATTTTTAAGTGATATTTATAAATATTATAATAAAATTAATTATAATAAAATAAAATTTAAATTAGGTAAACCTATTAAACCATTATTACAATTATTAATTGTATTACCAATACAATTAAACTATTTATTACCATATAATTTTAATAAAATTACATATGAAAATAATGAAATTAAATATTTATATCCATATGAATTTGAACAAGATTTTATTAATAAAAAAAAACATTGGATGGCTATACCAATATTACCACAATTAAATATTGATCTAGTTAAAAAAATATATTTAAAATATAAAATGAAATTATCTACAGAAGAAAAATTAAGAAATGTTATAATAGATAATTTTATTTTTTTAGAAAAAAGTTGAAATTTTTAATTATAAACACCTAAAGAATTATTTATTAAATGAATATAATGGCCACACCAAAATTTTTAATTAATGATATTCTTAATTCAAATTATGAATCTATTGATAAATTAAAAAATACATTATATTCTAAAGGTATCCAATTAAAAGAATATAAAGATGATAATTTATTATTAATATACACAAATTTTAATACTCTTATTACATCAGAATTACAAAGAGAATGTAGATCATTAGTTGTTGACTTTAAAACATCTAAAATTATTTCATATAGTTGCGAAACTCCATTGTTAAATAATGATGGTTTAACATATTTAAAAAATAAAGATAATATAAATGATAAAATTACAATTTGTTATGATGGTAGTTATGTATCTTTATTTTTTCATAATAATAAATGGTATTTTTCTACAAGAAAAAATTTAATACATCAAGATCAAAATGAAATAAATTGTAAACAATATGATATGTTTATTGATATTATTAAAAATTATGGATCTGATAATTTTAATATTTTTTGTGATAATTTAGATAAAAATAAATCATATCATTTTACATTAATACATTACATGAATAAAAATATTATTGATTATACTAAATTATTTGGAAATAATTATATGAAACTATGTTTGACAAATATTCGTAATAATGAAATGAAAGAATTAGATCTATATGAAAATCCATTATATTCTAATGATATAACTGATCCAATATTTATAATTAAAAATGAAAACTATAATAATTTTATTGAATATAATCAAATCATTCATGATGAACCAACAATCGAAGGTATAATTATTCATAAATATGATGATTCAACTAATAAATATAAATTAGTTAAATTAAAAACTTTAACATATCAATTTTATCAATTTAAATCACAACATATTAATTGGGGATTATTATTTTTATATCAAAATAATAAATTATCTAATTATTTAAATATTAATAAAAATATGAGAAATATACATTTTAATAATAAATCTTATAATACAATTACTATGATAAATGCAATATTTAAAACATTATCAATTGAATTAATTGAATTATATTATAATTTATGGGATGATAATTTAGGAATTAAAAAGAATAATGAATTATATGAAAACTTATCAAAAATTTATAAAGAAATATTATATAAAATTCGTGGTATATATTTTAAAAATAAAAAAATAGATATGAATGATATTTATAGTTATTTAAAAAAAATTGATACAAAAAAAATATTATTGTTATTAGAATCCAGATATATACTAAATTCACAATTCTATGATTATTCATATATAAATTGCATGAACTATTATAATTATTCAACATTATGTGATGCATTTTATAATTGTATTTTACACTAAAATATTAAAAAAATTGATTTATTAATAAATAAATATTATGAATTTTTTATTACCGTAAAATATAATATATTATATTATATTTTAGTATAAAGGACATAATTATATAAATCAACGATTTAATTGATAATTTATTATATAATTATGAATGCTTTAATAAAAATTTTTATTAATAATGAATGGATTGATCCAAGACCCTATCAAAAAGAAGCCTTTTTATTATTTAAAAATAATAATGAAACGCCTCTTTATTATAATAAAGATGGATATAAATTTGGAATTAAAAGAATCTCAAAAGCTATATATATGATAAGAGAAGATTATACACGAGTTCCTATAGTTGATTGGAATGATGTGTATGTATTTTTACTTGATCAAAATCCACCAAATTGGTATTCTGCACGTGAATACCAAATTCATGCATATTTTGATTATCTATATAGTAATGTATTTGAAAAAAAATATACAAGTAAAAATTCTGACAATGTTGATGAAAGCTATACTATTTTGCCTTTCGATAATATTGATAGTAATATAACTTTTAAATTATCCAGAAATTCTAATGGTACTATTTATTATGAAAAAAATGACACACAATTAACGAGAATTAGAATTTCAGACAATTTTCAAGAAAGACTAGAATATAATAGAATGTATGATAGAATGACAGAACCATTGGTCGCAGATTTCTTAAATTCATCATGTTCGTCTCTAGCTGATATGCATTCATCACCAATATTATTGGAGCAATTATTAATTATTCCTGATATACCAGATATTGGTAATAATGAAAATATAGCTGATGATGATTTGTGTGTTGTTTGTAATATTAAAAAACATAATATTATCTATAGACCATGTAATCATAAATATATTTGTTCTATTTGTTCAAAAGAATTATTAAAATATAATGCAGTATTAAATTGTCCTTTGTGTAAAACAAAAGTTAATAAAATAGATATATTAAATGATATAAGAGTAATAACTTTGAATCCAATTAATTGGTTTCATTCAGCTTTTGGATTTATTGAAAAATGCCAAACCATAAGTGATTACCATGAAACATTTAAAAAAATGTATAGTTTATATGAAATTGGATTAAAAAAAAAAATCAATGGAATTGATATTGGTGATTTTAAATTAATTAATCTCTTATATATTAAAACATTCTTACCTCAAATAAATCGAATAGGAAAAGTTAAAATTAATAATATTATTGCTGATGTAATAGAACTACATAAAAATCAAGATATTAATAATTGTACAATACAAGTAGCATCACAATTAAATTGTTTAGAAATGATAAATTCTGAAATTATACCTGAACATGGTATTACTATTTATCAAAATGATAGAACTCAAGGTCCATTATGTGTCATGTGCACTCCTGGAGGAATTGCATATAGATCATATATATATGGACAATCATATTGTAATCAAATTGATATGTCTAAGAATTTGTTAAAATATTTAAAAGAATTAGATCCTGATATAAATTGGACAGTTATAAATGGCTATTTAAAAATAGATAGCATTATGATGCTTCAAAAAATTAATAAAACATTAGGACAAAATTCTGAAATCAAAAATAATGCCAGAAATCAAATATTAGCTGGAATGCATAATGATTTAGGTGTATATATTAATAATGATTTATATAATTATTGTGTCAACCATGTATTATGTAGCGGTCTTCCTATTTCATATCATACTGGAGAATTATCAAAGGCTCATATATGGGGATTATTAGCAGAAATATTTTTAGAAGCATATTATGAATTGACATTATTAATAGCATGTTATAATAATAATAGAATTGGTACAAATAAAAAATGCTATTTAACAAAAATTGGTGGTGGTGTTTTTGGTATGAATAATAACACTATAATTAAAGCTATTAAACGAGCTATTGAAATAATAAAAAATAGAGGTTATGATTTAGAAATATGTTTAGTTCATTATAATGAAATAGATCATCAATATCAAGTATTTTAATAAATTCTATTTATTTAATTTATATTTAATATTATATGAATAATAATGATAATATTGAATATTATAAAAAATATTTAAAATATAAATATAATGATTTAAAATATGGTGGTAGTAAATTTTCTTTTCGCGATAGATTAAAAAAGTTTATTCCATATTTTGCTAAGTATACAGATAGGCTTGAAAATATTGATAAGAAAAATTAAATAATTTTTCTTATCAATATAGAGATATTTTTACAAATGTAAAAAAATATAATCATAATACTAATTTAAGTACATATAAGAATGATGAAAAAAAATATAAACATTTAACAGCAAATATAAAAAATATGTTTACTATTCTGATAAATTATAATGTTATTAAATCAAATATATGTGAAGATTTTAAAATTATATTTAATGATGAAAAATTTGATAATGAAGAAAAAATTAGTAAATTAGAAACGGCTTGTACTACTCTTATAACTTTTTTTGATGCAGAAAATTTTTATTCCTTTATTAAATTAAAAAACATAGAAAAAAAAATTCTTGATAATGTTAAAATGCAAGAATTAAAGAATTACCAAAAATTTGAATATATAAATACTGAAAATTTCAAGATAAATTATCAAAAGTTTGAATTAAAATTAAAAACACACTTTAATGAATTTATTGATATACTAAATGAAAAATTAGATTTAGAAAAAGATTTATCAAGTATCTAAAAAATAATAAAAATAAAGAAGAAATACTTAATGCTAAATATATGTTGATTAATAATAATCTTTTATCTTATGATTTTGCAAATGATAGTAAATCAATAAAATTTAATGATTTACTTATGAAAATATATTATCAATTACCAGATAAATATTATGATATACTACCACAAAAAACTAAATTAGAAAAAATATTAAATTTAAATGTAAAAGATAATAATCTTTATTCCAATAAAAAATTATTTATTTTAAATTCATCTAACATCTCTGATAATATAAATCAAGAAGATCTAGAAGTCGATTATATTTCTTTTGATAGAAAAACTACTAATGAAGAAGTACATGGTATGGGATATCACAATATATATCGATATACATATACAATATATTATAAAAAAATACTGCATGAAAAATTAAATGAACAATTTTATTATTGGATAAATAATATTAGATAATATATAAAAATTGATTTTTATTAAAATTATTAATAGAAATGCTATTATTAATGGAAAATATAATGAAGAATCAGCCAATTATTAATATAGGATGCTTGGGTTGTGTATCAGATGGTAAATCAACATTAGTTGAAAAGTTAACTAATATAAAAACACAAAGACACTCCGATGAAAAATTTAGAAATATTACAATTAAACAAGGTTATGGGAATTTAAAAATATGGTATGATGAATCTGAAAATAAATTATTTACTACAAATTCTAACATAACTAATGAAAATAAATTAGTAAATCATATTTCGTTTGTTGATTGTCCAGGTCATAATGATTTAATACAAACTATGCTATCATCAATTAGTTTAATGGATGGTGCTATAATTGTTATAGCAGTTGATCAACCAATTATAAGTAAAACACAATTAATACAACATTTAATTGCAGCAAAATTAGGAAAATTAGATAAAATTATTATATGTTTAAATAAAATAGATTTAGTTACAAAGAGTATTTTATATACACGGAAAAAAGAATTAGATGATATATTATTACAATATGATATTAAACCACATATTATAATACCCACATGTTTCAATAAAAAAATAGGATTAAAATATGTAATTAAATCTATTATGGAATTATTTTCACCAGATAAATATGTTATTAGAAATACCTCGGATCCGTTTTTTAGAATTAGTCGATCTTTTGATATTAATAAACCCGGTACAGATTGGCATGATGTTAGAGGTGGTGTATTAGGAGGATCATTAGTTAGCGGTACTTTAAAGATTGGTGATGAAATTGAAATAAAACCAGGAATAATAAATAAAGATGGAAGTTGGACAATATTAAAAACTAATATCATTTCAATTAAAAGTGATAATAATTATTTAGATATTATTGTACCAGGTGGATTAATTGGAATAGGCACTGATTTAGATCCTTTTTATTGTAAAAATGATCTGTTAGTAGGAAATATAATTTGTCTTGCTAATGATAAAAAATCTAATGTTTATAAGGATCTTGATATTTCAATAATAAAAAATTCTAATATTAATTCCAATTGGGAACCTAAAAAAAATGAATCAGTAATCTTACAAATAGGCACTAGATCTTGTAATGCTAAAATTAAACAAATGAAATTAGAATATATTACTCTTGAATTATTTAAACCAGTATGTATTAATAATAACGAGACTATTATTATTTGTAGTAATATTAACAGACAAATTAAAATAGTAGCTGAAGGAAAAATTAAATAAAAATTATGATTTTTTTATTTTCTAATTATATATATAATGCAACTCATTATATATATAATTATATTATTTTTATTATTATACTTAATATCTCATAACAATAGTAAAAAAATTAAAGAATTGTTTAATAATTCTATTGGTCCAATTTTAGATAAACCGAAACATAAATTTCCTTTTAGATATTTTAAAGATGAAAATAACAATATATTACCCATTGTGGCGTTAACTGCTTTTTTCCGAAATAATGATGATAGAGATTTATATAATAATTATATAAATGCAAATATAAAAGTTATAGGTGTAACAGCTTATAAAACATTTCCTTTAAAAATACGAGATATCTCTGAAGATAAATATCATTTAAATGATAATTTTGATTACACTAATAATATAAAAGTATGGTTGGCATGTATGAAAAATTTAGAATTATATAATTTTACATCTGAAAAAAATTTAACGATAGATATCAGTGAATCAGATTTTTATGATATTGATAATAATTCAAATGAAATAGAAAAAAAATATGATTTTATTTATATATGTAATAAAGATGCTGATAATTGTCCAAAAAACGGTTGGAACGCAATTAATCGAAATTATGATTTAGCATTGAAATGTTTTCCTATAATGATAAATGAATATAATTTAAAAGGGCTATGTGTAGGTAGAATAGGATGTGATGATTTAAATATATATAAAGATAATTTAACAATGACTGATTTTTTACCTTATCATGACTTACAACAAAAAATAAATGAATCTAAATTTTTATTTGTTCCTAATATATATGATGCGTCACCCAGAGTAGTTGCTGAAAGTTTAATAAAAAATGTTCCTGTATTAATGAATCAGAATATCATATGCGGATTTAAATATATAAATAATGAAACTGGTGAATTTTTTATTGATGAAAATAATATTAGAAATGGATTGGATAATATTTTATATAAAATTAATAATAAAATAATATCACCTAAAAAATGGTGGTCTAATAATTATGGATATAAAATATCATCAAAAAAACTAAGAGATTTCTTATATCTTGAATATCCTGATATATTAAAAAATATAAATAATGTATCATTTATTATTTAATATTAATTTTTCTTTGTAATTTTATAATTACAATTGATAATATATTCCTGTATCAAAAAATTTCTGCAATCTTTTATAATGATAGATTTTACTTATAAGCATTGATTCAACAACTACATTCTTAATGATTACAGTTTTGTTCTATTAAATCAAAAATATGACTACAATTTTGATACATCTAATATTTTCTTATTATTACAATTCTGAATGAATTAATATATCATTTTCATTAGGAATTTTTTCATAACTAATAACATTATTTAAACTATCATATAAATTGTCATATGTAGAAATATTATCATCAGAAATATTTATAAATTTTATTAAAATTAATTTTAATTTATTATAAATAGTATTAGTAAAATTACCAACTATTATAAAACGATAATTATCTAAATTAATTTTTTTTGAAATTTTAGTTATAAATTTATATATTTTAATTAAACAGAGTGTATAATTTAAATTATTTAAAATATTTATTATAATAATTTTTTCAAAAAAACATAAAAATTGAATATTATTATCGGAATCAATTTTTAAATCTTTTTTAAATAATATTTTATTATATTTCGTATTAAATAAAATAACTAAATTTTTATTTTTATTAAAAATTTCTGCAAAATTATCAAATTGATCGGGTAACATATTTAATATTGTTTGTAAATTAATATTATCATTATAATTTTGTAAAATTATAAAAAAACTATTATTATTATGATATTTTTCTATTAGTATATCAATTATTTCTTTTTGATATTTATTTATATCAATTATGGTATTATTATTTAAAGTTCTAGAATTAAATCCACAATATATTAAACTAATAATATTAATCATTTTTACTTAATATATATTATTATAAAGTTATTTTTTTATAAGCTTTATAAAATTATTCTAATTGAGAGTATAAATGTTCTTTCTCTAATTCTTCTAATAACCATAATTCAAATTTACCATTTGGTAAAGGGCGAATAATTTTTAATGGTATCATATTAAGTTTTAATTCTTCTTCTGCTATTTTTTCATATGATAACATACTATAATTCTTAACTAATGGTTTAGCACCCATAGTTAATTGTTTTGTTCTTTCACCTAGAATTCTAACCATTTCATATTTTGTTAATCTATTACAAGATATTCTATCTTCTTTTAAACAAAAATTCATTTGAATATTTTCATTAATATCATACTCATTCTCAAAATATTCATCATCATCATTAATTACATCATCAATTAAACATCCATTTGTATCTGTATCTGGTTCAATATAATCTTCTTTTATATCTTCATCTTCATCATCTAATTCATTATCTATATTATCCAAGTTATCTTCATCTTCAATATAAAATTCGTCATCTGATTCCTCTTTCTTAAGATTAGTTTTATTAATTTTTTTTGGCATTATTATTAGGAATAGAAAAAATAATTTTAAGTAATATTAAATCAATTTTTTTAATTATCAATGAAATATATTTTATTTTCAATTGTTTTAAATGATCTGATGGGATCTTTTATAATTAACATAAATGTTTCATAATTATTAAACATTTTATCATTTATTTCTACAATTATATCACCAATTGGATATTTATTAAATTTTTTACTATCTTTATAAATCTTTGGATTAATATTACATAAATAAACAGTAAATAAATCATTTCTATATAAAAATCTATTTAATATTTTAAATAGTTGTGTCATTTTTAAATTCAATTTACTAATATTTTCATAATGCTGTTTAGTGAATATTGATAAAATTAAATTATTATTTTCATAAAAATAACATGGATAATTATTCAGATTATAAAAATTAATCATATTATTTTCATAATATTCTAATTTTACTGTATTTGTAACAATTTGTTTAGTTTCATAATTAAAAAATTTTATTTCAATTAGATCATTTATAAAAAACCAATAATATATATTATGTAAAGAAATTTTATCGGGATAAAAATCGAATTTTATATAACCATTAAAATCGATATAACCATTAAAATCATTTTCATTATATTTATAATCTTTAGCAAAAAATTTTTCAAAATTTGTATTATTATTATTAACACTTAACAAAACATCATTTTTTTTAAAATTTTTAAATAAATAATTTTTTGCATTAATTTCCGATACCATAACTCCAATTTTATATTTATTATAAAAATTATATTCTAATGATAAATCTGTAGATTTTTGCCCAATCATTAATTCTGCACTTTTTAATTTTTCTGTATTAAATAAAAATTTTCTTAAACTTTCTTGTTTTATTAATTGATAATCAAACTCCCATGATGGTTTTTTAACAATAATCGATTGAATTTTATTTAATTCTATATATTGTTTTAATTTTAAAAATCTATATATTGGTACTGCAAATCCAGTATTTTCTGTATCACCTGATATTTTAGATACATTTATACCTATGATTGACCAAATATCATGTTTATTATCAAACATAACAAGTGGACCACCTGAATTTCCGGGGTTTAAAGTTGCATCAGTTTGAATTAAAGATTTTCTAAATCCCGATATTATACCTTTAGATATTGTCACGTTATCTGTTCCTGGAAACCCTATTGTATATACAGGTTGATTATTTTTTTTTAATCTTAGTTCTTTAAAATTTAGAATTACTATATTATCAAAATTTTCATTAATTTTAATTATTGCTAAATCATCATCTGGAAATATATGCATTATTTCTCCAATCAATATATTAGTTTGTTTGTAGACTATTTCTATATTTACTGCATATTTTATAACATGATAACAAGTTAAAATTTGATTTTTTTCAATAAAAAACCCTGAACCGGATGAACTATCTATATCTGTATTATCTAACGGACGATTAAAATCTAAATTTAATGATTTCACTAATATTTTTACAACACAATTTTCCCAATCCATATTTAAATTATATATATATATAGATTTAAATATTATTCAGATTAATTTTACACCTTTGGAGATTTAAAATGCCGAAAAACTATATCAAAGCTATAGTTTTAAGGACAAAAAATAAAATGTTATAGCATTTTATTTTTTGCCGATTTTCACAGCAAAGAAAAACCAAATAGTATAAAAATTTGATTAGTACCTATCGTGAAATAGGTATGAATGAGTAGTCATTAGTTATATTGCATAAAGCGTAACCTTTTGATAAGGCATTAACTAAATAACTATAAGAATAAATCTTAATAAACTCATTAATTATATATAGAAATAATTCTTTAAATTTAAATCGGCATTTTAAATCTCCAAAGGTGTAAAAAAAATTAAATATAATTTAATTTATATCATTATTTTCATTTTTAATATTTTCAAAATATTTGTAATAATCATTGATAAGCGATAAATTAGTACAATATATTCTGAAAAAATATTCTTGATGTTTTTGATTCATTAATAATGAAAAATCTCTAACTTTATTTTCTGATATTATTTTATTATTTTCAATATCATAAAATGTTATTTTATTTAAAGGATTAGTTGATTTACCTCCGACATATCCTACTTTAAATTCTATTATTTCATAAGAATTATCATTAAATTTTTCTTTTAATGATAAAACATCAAAATTTATTGTATTTAAAGATATATCCTGATAAACTAATTCAGGAAGTTTTCTTTCATCAATATTTTGAATTAATTGAATTATATTATCATTTTTTTTTTGATTCCAAATAAAATGATCTGTTAATAATAACATTTTTTCAGCATCTAATATATATTCTGAAATTTTTAATTCTTTTTCTAATTCAAATAATAATTTTATTACCAATATTTCTATTGATTTAACTGATTTGTGATTATATATTTCTCTATGTAATCTATATCTAATAAAAAACATCTTATAAATATCTTCACTACAATCAAGAGAATAACAAATTTTATTATCTATAATTTTTGCATCATTTATTATTCTTAAATAATCAAAACCAAATTTTAAACCTACAGCTTGTGTATCTCTTGTTAAATAATCAAATTTATCTACATCTATAGAATTTAAAGGATTTGATATAATTTGAAATATCCATTTGCCAAGTTGATATTTAGGTTTCCATTTGCTATACTCTGCTTCTTTTGGATTTATTAAATCACCAATTACTTTTAATTGAAATTTATTAAGATTTATATTATTTTTAGTAACTAAATAATTTAATAAATATATAGATCTATATTCATGAGATATATTTTTGGTTAAATTTTTTAGTTTGTCATAATCTGGTAATTTTATTAAAAAATAATCATCAAATAAATGTGAAAATAATAAATGGCCTAAATCATGACATAATCCAGCAATACTAACTAACATAATTATTTCTTTGGTTATATTAATATCTGTATGTTTTTTTGCTAATTGCTCAATCATTTGTCGAGCTAAATGATATGTGCCTATAGAATGTTCAAATCTACTATGATTTGCTGAAGGATATTCTAAATATAACAAACCTGTTTGATGTATATATCTTAATCTTTGAAAAATACTTGTATTTATAATGGATTCTGCTATTGTATCTAATGTTATATGTCCGTGTATATTGTCATAAATAATCATTATTACATCCTAGTTTTTATTTAATATTATAATATATCAATTTTTTTATTAACTAGTATTTTCATCATCAGATTGTTCAGTATCACAATTTAAATTTATTTTATTTGCTTTTATGTTATCATTATCATTATCATTATCATTATCATTATCATCATCATCATTGTTATCATCATCATTGTTATCATCATTATTATTGTTATCATCATTATTATTACTTTTATCTTCACCATTAATATCTTCATATTTTTTATTATTTTTATTTTTTAATTCATTTAATAATGTATTAAAAAATTTAAAATTTGCATTTTTTTTAATATTAGGGATTGAAGAATTATTATTTATAATATCTGTTAAAACCTTAATATATTTATCATTATTTGTAAATAATTCATTAATATCTGGTAAACTATTTATAATTGGATCATTATTTTTTTTTAATTCATTATATTGTTTAATTAAATTATTAGGTATATTATTATTATTTTTTTTTATAAATAAATTATTTGTTCTTTTATGTTTTATTATTGAAATTTTTTCTTTAATTTTATTTACTAAATGATTATTTTGATTATTATTTAATAATATTTTATCAATAATTATTGTAAGTTCTGTATCAGTTTTATTTTTTATTTCGATAAAATAATCAGATTTTATATAATTTTTACTTAAATTTAATATATCTAGATTCCAATTATTTTTAATCATATTCTTAAATTTTGTTATAGATGAATTTGAATTAAAACCATTTTTATCACCTTCTAAATAAATTGATTTATTTGTTATTAATGCATCAATCATATAATTTATATATATAATTAATCTTTAAGTATATTGTAATTTGAATTTAATATTTAAGTCAATAACTATAAATTATTAATAATAATCAAAAAAATTATTATAACCATCTTCATCAATTTCAAAATCAGAATCATAATTAAAAATTTTTATATTATAATAAGTTTTTAGAGCACTAATACCAATATCTAATTGTTTATTTAGAAATAAATCATTGAAATCAATATAATATAATATTTTTTTAAAAACTAAATTATAATCTGACCATAATTGTATGTTCATATTATAATTTTTCCATAGTATTAGTTTGGTGTAAAATTTATTTAATTTTTCTAACCGAGAATCATACCCCTCATAAAAAATATTATGATTATCATTGTTATCACTATCATGCGTATTGTTTTTATTTTTTATTATAATAGTTATATCTAATTCATATATATAATTATTAATATATTTTTCTAACATATTAATACATGTATCATTGTAATCGGATTTTAAAAGTTCATCATCAATAATTATTGATATATTAAAATTATCATCAACATGTTTTATTTGTTTATGATCAGCGCATTTTATTTGTTCTTGATTATTATTAAATTGATTTGCATGATTTTGTGTATCATTACTATAAATATGTAATGTTATACGATTATGTAAATCTAATAAATTACAACTAAATTGATATCCTGCTAATGTATAAACATTAATTATTGGTCCTAGACTTAATTTATATTCAACATATTCTAAATTTTGATAAAGTTCGTCTTTCCATTTATTTTTTATAATTCCCATTATAAAATAAATGTGAAAAATAAATATAATGCTGTTTAAAAACACCAGTTGAATAAAATATAAAATCTAAGATATTCTACGGTAAAATCTACGATTTTATCCTAGCAATCAAAACTTTGTTTTGATTGCTACGGTATTTTTATTTTATTTGGTATTAAAAATTTTAATTTTTCAATTTTTATGCTTTAAATATTAATCTATTAGTTAATATAATTAAAGATCCAATTATTATATTTATATAATGGTGAAAGATAATATCTTATACGAAAGATTAGAAATTAGTCCAAATGCTAGTGAAACTGATATAAAAAAATCATTTAATAGATTATCTAAAATTTGGCATCCAGATAAAAGAATAAATGATGATGATAAAAATTTTGCAAATCAAAAATTTGTAGAAATTAATCAAGCAAAAGAAATTTTATTAGATCCAGAAAAAAGATCTCAATATGATCAAATGGGAATGGATATGTTAAATCCTGAAAATCAATTTGCTAATAATAACCCTTTTGCAGGATTTGAATCTATGTTTGGAAATAATTTTCCTTTTGGAGTTAATATTAATAAAAATAATGAGAAAAAAATAATTCAAGATATTGTTAAAAAATTAGATGTAACATTAGAACAAATTTATAATGAAGAAGTTATAAATTATAATTATCAACAAAAAGTTTTTTGTGCACCATGTAATGGAGAAGGTACATCAAATGGTATTAAAAATATTTGTACTGCATGTAATGGAAAAGGTATGAATATTCAAATTATTAGAATGGGTCCAATGATCCAACAAGCGATGACTAATTGTAATATATGTAATGCTACTGGAAAAATTAATGATCCAAATAATATTTGTAATATATGTAAAGGTTTATGTTATACAAAAAAATCAAAAAATATTCAAATACCATTAAAAGCTGGTATTACCCACAATAATAGAATAAGTTTAGCAGGAAAAGGTAATCAATATATAAATGGAAAATCTGATTTAATATTAATTATTAATGAATTAAAACACGCTATATTTAAAAGATATCAAAATGATTTATATTTAGAATTAGAGATACAATTATATGAAGCATTATTTGGGTTTAATAAAATTATAAACCATTTAGATGGTAGAAAAATAAACTTGGTATGTTCAAATAATACTGATTATAATAGTATTCGAATTATAAATAATGAAGGAATGAAATGTCTACAAACTAATAATAAAGGAAATTTATATATCAAATTCATTATAATTTTACCAAATTTATTAAAATTAGATAACAAAATTAAAGATGAATTAAAATTAATATTACAAACAAATAGTGTTAATGAAACAAATTCTCTTTACAATGATACTGAATTTATTGATTCAGGAAAAAATAATGATAACTCAATGAATAAAGTTACTAATTTAATTTTAAATAATTTAAATGATTGTGATAAAGTTCAATCTGAAAATATAATTAAAATATTTGATAATATTTTAATAAATAGTACATCATATGATAATGATGAATCGGATACATTTGAGAATAATACTAATCCTAATAATTCTAATAATCCTGGTGAATGTATACAATCTTAAAATATATATTTAGCATTTCCGATTTCAATTCTACATATTGGACATTTATTATTATATGCTTTAAAATATTTCAAAATACAATCTGAATGATATTTATGACAACAATTTAATTCAATTATTTCATCATTTATATTCATATTTCCCATACATATACTGCAATCGCAATCTAATTTTTTATCCAAAATAATTTTTTTAAGTTGTTGTAAATCTTTTTCATCTACCGTAAGAATAACATCTTGTAATTCTGAATTATTATTACTCAACATTTCAGAAAAAATATTAATAAATTCAATTCTTTCAGAATTATGATTTCTTAATAATTGATTAAATATATTAAATGGAAAAATTTCAATTTCTTCAATCACATTTAATTCCACATTAATACCATAATGCTTATAAAAATTAAATATTATATTATTAATTTCATTTCTATTAATTCTTAATTCTAATAAATATTTTTTTAATTCTTTTATTATATTTATTTCAGAATTAAATTCATTTTCTAATACTATTCGCATTGCAAACATATCATCAAATAAATCTAGATTTAATTGATTAATTTCATTGATATTATTTAAATAATTTTCATTTGAAATAATATTTTCTAAATTATTTTCCATTAATATACTAGTATAAATATATTTATAAATATTTTTTTTATAAATTATATAAAAAAAGAATAACTTACATAATTAATGAATATAACAAATATAAATAATTATTTAGAAACAATTTATTTTAGTAATTTAGTATTATATATACAAAAAAATAATATTAATGATGAAATTATAAGTAAATATTTTTATGATATTAAAAAAAATAACAATATAATTTCGAAATCTTTATCTGATTCAGATATTATACAATCATCAGAAAATAATAATATATATGAAAATTTATATAAAAAATCATGGTCAAAATTAAATATTGTACATAAAATTATTAAAATTAAAGAGTTCATTAATACACTTAATATAGAAATAGAAGAAGAAAAAAATAATCTTATTAATACTTTAATACAATTTATCAAAAATAAAAAAGTAAAAAACAATGATGATATTAAATATGATGAAATTAATGGAAAAATTATTACTTTAACAAATTTACAATTTAATAATAATAAATATTATATAAATAAATATTGAAGTTTAATTTATTTAAAGATATGAATATATATGAGGTAATGAGTTTTGGAAAAATAAATACATTAATAAATAAAATAATAAATTATATAAATAAAAAAGAAAATAAGTATTTTGATTTATTACAATATAATGAATTAAAAAATAAAATTTATGAAATATTTAATGAAGATTTTTTAATATTAGATATAAATAGTGAAATGCAAAATAAACTATTAAATGAAATATTTATGAGATTATTTACTATATCTTTTAAATTTAATAATATTTTATTATTTGATAATGGTATAAATTGTTTTCGCGATTTTGATGATATATATGATGATGTTAGTGTTCCTGATAATTATAAAAAATTAGACTTACAATTTAATAAATTAAAAAATTTACCTCAACCAGTACAAAGATCACAAGAATGGTATGATTACAGATATAATAGAATTACAGCATCCGATACTGCTGCAGCTATTGATATGAATCCATATGAACCTGTAGAAGGATTTATTTTGAAAAAATGTGATCCTAATTTTCCTTTTGTTGATAATGCAACTGTATTTCATGGAAGAAAATATGAACCTATAGCAACATCAATATATGAACATATAGATAATGTCAAAGTTGTTGAATTTGGTGCATTACCTTCTGATATTTATCCTTTTTTAGGTGCTTCTCCAGATGGAATATGTTCAAAATATACATTAGATAATAAATTTTCGTCTAAACTTGGAACAATGTTAGAAATTAAATGTCCAGTAACAAGAGAGATTATAATTAATGGTAAAATTGCTGGAAATATATGTCCATTTTATTATTATTGCCAAGTTCAACAACAATTAGTTTGTTGTGAATTAGATATATGTGATTTTTGGCAATGTAAATTTACAGAATATTCTTCAAAAAAAGAATATTTAGATGATAATTGTAGTTCATGTATTAGTACCGAAACTATCAATTCTGATTTGATTCAAAATAGTTATTCAGATAAAAATAATTATAAAAAAATAATAATTAATGATCAATTAAAAAAAGGTATTTTTCTTGAATTTTATCCAAAAAATTTTAAAGCTGAATTTGATGGAGATAATATTGAATGGAAAAGTAAATATATTTATCCATCTAGACTTGATATGAATGAACATCAAAAAAGTGAATGGATACTTGATATATTAGATAATTATAAAAATACACATCCAGATATTTATAATAATTATCATTTTAATAAAATTATATATTGGAAATTAGAAAAATCACATAATGTATCTATCAAGCGTGATGATAAATTTATAACAAGTATTATTCCTATATTAAATGATACTTGGGAAAAAATATTATATTATAGAAAAAATCAGAATAAATTAGATGAATTAAAATTAATTCATAAAAAAAGAATAAAATATATTAAATTTAATACCAATTTTATTATTAATAATACTTATATTATTGATAATAAATTATTATTTTTAGATAAAAATACTGAAGTTTTTTTGCCATTAAATTTGAATAAATTATCTAAAAATACACAATTAAATAATTTTAAAAAAAATAAAAATGTAAAAAAAAAAGAAAAATTAAATGATAATGATTCAGATTATTATGATTATGGAGATTGTAATTGTAATTTTATTGATGATTAAATTTTTAATTTATATCTATTATTTAAATTATATACTAAAATTTTCTATATCTTATTTCAATCGCGTGCCTCACCAACATCTGCAATCCCTCCTCCTTTCATAGATAATTTTGTTTTTTTAGATGCTTTTTTAGATGCTTTTTTAGATGATGCTTTTTTTTTAGCACCTCCTTTCATTGATCCTTTTTTTGATGTTTTTTTAGATACTTTTTTGGATGCCTTTTTTTTTTTTTTTCTTCTTTTCTTTTTT